GGGCTTGCTGTAGAGCAATATTGGTTTGAGGCGATTCATCGTCGATACCTGTGAATTTAAACTCAAAGTGTTTAGCAATCTCAGGATCGATGGCCGGCAGAACGCCTCCATTCATCATATCTTCAAAGAGCATGAGGATAGGGATTAGGCCGCGCTCGCGAGAATAGTTAATCTTGTATTCGTTGTTTGCTTGCTGCGCTGGTCCGCGACCAGTGCCGCTAATCAAATAGTCTAAACCAAGCTCAACGGGGTCAATCTGGAACTGTGTACATATTGCACGAATAACATGACTATTATAGTTTAGGTATTCCATCTCTTTGGCAGATCCAGACATTGGGACCCACTGCACATCATCCATGCCAGCAATAATTGGTGTGCGCCATGCATTCTGCGTACCAGATATTGTATTGTAGAATTGACGACGAAATGAAGCAAGCTGCGACTGAGTAACTGTACCTTTTAAGTGCAGAATGCCTCGTGCTGCATAACCATGTGTAAAGAAATTAGAGTTATAGTTTTCAACATTCAAATGATTAGTAACGTTGATAATAGCAAGTTCAAGAGGCGAATAGCAGTACCCCATAGAGTCAGCAAAGTTTTGTGGATTGAATAATTTGAATATCATATCTTCATCACCGAATGCAGCCAACACACGGTTATCATAAGACATTTGTACATACTTGTAATAGTCTATAGACGGTTCATGGAATGATTGGACAGACTCTGGGTTGTTGCCACCATACGAGGATTGTTTCATCTGGTACGTTTTACGGGCATTAACTATTTCTTTAGCGATGATGTCTTTATTAGTTTTAGGATTGATATTGTAGACGGCTTCTGCTGGGACTGGTCTGAAACGATGTAAGCTACCTCGGCGAGTCAACACCTTTTCAGTAGCCACATGGCCGAATGTTAAAGCATCACGAGTACACAGTTTTAGAAACTCACCAAAATTCATCTCTTCGCCAGGAGGAACTTTGTCTTTACGGCCGCAGTGATAGATGAAATCTTCCGTATCGGCTATGATCTTACGATCTTCTGCAGTGAGATCTTCCGCACGATTCTTCTTGCGTATTTTAAAGCCCATATCGAACATCTTGTGCTGGGGACGGGCGAAACGAAGCATGGTATCGCATCGGGCTTGAATAGCCGCCGAAACAACCCAGTCTCTAACAGAGACATCTTTTAGAGTTTTATTGGATAGACGAGATAGTTTATTACGAAAGATAAAGTGTTGATGAACTTGATCAAAAAACGGGTCGTCAATAATGGCTTTTTGACCAATTGCACCTTCATTTTGAGCAAGTTGCTGCGGTCTATCAGGTACGTTATCACCGTCTCCTTTAGACAAATTGCCAATATCGCTCAATAAGGCGTTCTTTATACCATTAGTAATATCATCAAATATGCCCATTATAATATTTCCTTTAGCTCTATTTTCAGATTGTACCATGAGGACTTAACTAAAAAGACCATAAAAAACTAGCATCTCCGCCTATCTCTAGGTCATCGGATTCTAACTCGCTCTTTTTACCAATTTGCCCTAGCTTACTCTTATCCTGATTAATATCTGGATTGATTTTTATATTCTTGGATGCAGCAAACTCTTCAGTAGAAGGCATACGAGAATAGTTGCCCTGTCTATCGGTTAAGGTAGTCCTGTTGTCATAATCTTGGTCTATTATTACCGCTGAGCTCTTGCCAAACAAGTGATACAACGCATACCTAAGTCCGTCAAGCCAGTGGTCATGTTCTTTTTCAACGTCATCAGTGATTTTACCTGAAGCATCGGTCTTAAAGTGGTATAGACCAAATTCAGTAATAATTGGTCCACACGTTTCTTTAGCAAAGAATATCTTAGGGTTTACAGATGCGAGGCTTTTCAGCCACTTCTTTACAACTTGAATTCCACCAGGTGTATCCTTTATTTGTTCCGACGGGCAAGGAAGACCTTCTGTGCGCATGGTTTGTGCATCACCTGGGTTTGCTAAGTCGGGCAGGTATAGCTGGCAACGGTACATATGATGCCATTTGCTTTTAATTGTTTGTGCCCAAGTAGGGTTGTTTGTATAGGTCCTACCTTCACAGCGAACAACATAAACATTCTCACGCTTATCTACAAAGAGGTAAACTACCGTACTGGGGTTTGACCAGCCCCAGTCAATACCAGCATAGCATGTCAGACCCATTCCATGACACTTCTTAACGAAGATATCATGAGTACATTCGCCAGGATATTCCTGGTTGGTAAGTATTAGCCACATCTGGTTCCAGTTTTTGACATGCTCTTTCTCATCAAACTCTTTATATACTACACCTTCAACAGAAGGCTTTAGGTTGTACAGCTGGGAGATGGCCCAATCTGCACCGTTTTCTCTGGTTTTCTTAATAGCATCTGATATTGGTTTCAACATTGCTGATTTTGACGTTTGCAATTTTGCATCAGATAGGCATAGAGCAGCCATAGGACATACTAGGCAATTTTCACCAGCAAACTCATGCTTAGTATATTCTGTTTGTTTTTTGGAGTCTTTTTTAGACCACTGCTCCTCACTTAAGACCTCCATTGTATCCTGTAGATAGTAGCCTGTTGTTGGAGTAGTGCCAGATCGTTCATCTGGACAACGCTCACTAAATTCTAGAACAGTCCACTTCTTAACAGTTCGTCCTTGAGCTGCAGCATCTTCGATTTGCTGATTCATCAACCCATATCGTGTTTTCCGTGTCGATATACCAACACGGAGAGACTTGCGGCCTCTCTTGGAGTCTAACATACCGGATATATCCTGGAATGCACGAACACCTTCTCCTTGAACTGTATCGATCTCATCTACAGATACGAAGGCGCCATGGAAGCCGTTCACAGACTTAAGCGTGCAAGGAAGAACTTCTAGGTCGATCTTTATTAGGTCTCCATTCTTTCTGTCTCTGACATTAAAAGAGCTCTTTTCTTGCGTGGTCTTTTCCATAATAGGAAAGCCATCTATTGACTGATTTAGAATCGGCTTGACTCGCTCATTAAGCATAAAGCCTTGCTGATACTGATAGCAGCGCTTTGCTTGTGAAAGAATAGCGCCGACATGAGCAACGTCACGCTGATCATGAAATAGAAGCATGAATTCAGCAACAGCGACAGCAAGTGTTTTACCGGAACCCCTTCCAGCCACACATAGGAGCTCTTCTATATTCTCAGGGTTATTCTCTAGTACACATATTTCGTATATAAGTCGGACAATATCTAGTGGATTAGTGTCAGCATAACGAGATACTGTTTTGTCGGGTAGATCAAGGTTTAGGAACAACCTGATCCAGGCTTTTAGTTCTTCCCTAGTCTTACAAATACGAAAAAATAGTTCTGTTCGCTGGTCTAAAGTAAGAGTTTTAAGAACATTTACTTTAACTTTTGGTTTAGCTGTTTTTGACACAACTGTTTTTGATGCAGTTGCTTTTGTTTTCTTATTCATCATCTTCTGCATTTGCACGATCAAGCTCGCGAATATCTATAACTTCTACTTGCGGCTTATATGCATTTTGTTTTTCTGCTTTAGGTGGGATGGCCAGCACATCCATCATCGCATTCTTTTTACCGGTAGTACCAGGAGATACACCCGCTACCAGTTTGTGTAAGGTTTCTGCAACTTCTTTATATTCTTTTATATTTTGAACAATAATTGCCGGAATAGGGTTATTGGCTGGGTCCAGGATATATTTGCGCATAACATCCATATGTTGGACATTAGTAACAGACAGCATGGTGGTTAAGAAATCAACCTGCTCAATAATACTCTTAACCACTTTAGCTTGAATACGATCGCGCAATGAGCCATTCATCTTCTCACGATCTTTACACCAACCACGCAAAGCAGCAGTAAGAATGATCTGTGGTACCGAGTATTGCGGATACTGCTGCTGGATATCATTAAAGGAGTATCCGAGCATGAATAGCTCGTAGAGCTTCATCGACTCAGAATCAGCAACTGCTCCTGCAGTTTTGTTCTTTCGTAGAAACCTTTCAGAAATCTTAATTTCTTCTTCAGTTAAACCGAATTTCTCATCTTGAGAGAAATGACGCTTAAGAGCCATTTCGACCCCCTTTATTAGTATTACCTACGTGCCCACACTGGATGCTTAGATAGATCTATTGCTTCTTTATCAACTGTGGTCTGCTTGATAGCATTATACCTACCCACTTGTTCTAGATTGTAGCCTAGACACAACATGAATAGGATTGAGCATTGTAGGTCTGAGAGCTGGTTTAGGGCATCTTGGGGGATATCTAGGTCGAGGATATGCTGGAGGGAGTTGGCGGCTGTTTTTTCTACATCTTGATGTAAAGATAATTGCTTAAGTTTGCTACAGAAAGTTGAAGTAATTTCGCCAGACAAATATGAAACCCAAAGATCTTGTCTTAGGTCTTCATTTTTTGTCAAGACTAAGATCAACCTGTGGACCATTTCTTGGTCCACTGTCAATCTCTTTAAAACCTTCCTCATAAGTACTAAAATCCTTAATTTCCAGCTTTACATTCCACTTAGGGCCGCAATAATCTTTAACAAAGCTACTCAAGATTGCCATAAAGTTAAGATTTCCCTTTTTCTTAAGTAAACGCTTGAGTCGCCATAGCCCAATTATACTAGTAGTGGCACGTAGTTCATTATAAAGTAAATAGCTATTGAACAATTTTGAATCTATGTAGATGATATAGTTGAGAGTTTTATTTTCTATGTCAATGTCTAATTCAACAGCTTGAACGCCCCTATGAATTAGCGTGCCATATAAGTACAAGGTATCTTTATGTAAGTCATTTAGCAGCCCATTATTCATGAGCCACCGCTGATGTTCTAGATGTTCTTCTACAGGAAGAGTCATATCTCTCGCTTAGAGTGAAGGTTGGTAACTATGATTAAGTACTACTTTTATCATAATTATCAAATAATTGCCGCATTGTTTTCTTTATTAAACTCTTACTTATACCGCCGGAATACACTCGATCTACATACTCTTCAACAACGTCTGCAACAGTGTGAGCCTTAATCTGAATTCTTTCTACCCGATTTGAATCTGTATACTTGGTACGAGTAGAGATTCTAGATTTCTCACACAAATTCTTCCACTCTTTGGAGTCAAATACTGCCGTGATTTCTTTACGAGGACCTGTAAACACCACGACCCAATTGTCATTTTGATTTATAGAATTCCTGATTGTCGCTATTGTAGACTTAATATCTGACACTGCTACTTCGAGACTATGCCAAGAAGGCAGCGGGCACTGTATGAACTCTATCTT